AAGGAAATCCGGTTGCGTTCCAGCCGCTTGGGCTCACCATTATCAGGGCTTAACTTGCAATGTCCGCGCTGACGACAACAATTCTGAACTTGCCCGTCGCGGTATCGCTTGACGGCACGGAATACGCGCCGATTGTGCAGGGCTTGAGCAGCGATGCCGTCACGCGTCGGGCAACGACGTCATTGATTGCGCAACTGGGCCTTGCGTCAGCGCTTCCCGCAGCGTTCGCGTGGGTCATCGATGGCAACGGGGCCAACATCAGTTCGCGCATCTGGGGAACTCTCACGGTTCCATTCGATGGCACCATTTCCAGCGCGACAATGGAGGCGGATCAGACGGGAACCGTGAGCGTTGATATCTGGAAATGCACGTTCGCTCAGTATGACCCGCCCACGACACCAACGGTTGCCAACTCGATCACCGGAGGCGCGCCTCCGACAATCACCGCGGCGAAGAAGGTGACGGCCAACATCTCGGCTTGGACTACGACCTTGACCGAGGGTGACATTCTCACGTTCTACGTGCCATCCGCGTCCAGCAACATCACGCGGCTCACGCTCAACATCGGTATCAACCGCGTCGTCTCCTAACTGTGAACTGAAGGACATAGGCACTCATGGCTAAATTCTCCACCAGCAACGGCCTCGCTGGCACACCGCAGGCGATGACGACGTCAAACAAATCGATCGTGTCCGTGCTTGGCGCCGCTTCGGCCCCGCGCCGCGGCAAGATTTATGATCTGATGTTCGGCACCATCGGAACGCCCGCTGATACCGCCTTTATCTACAATATCCTGACGATGACGGCGGATGACGGTACCAAGACCAACGTCACGCCGAACCCCCTCGATCCGGCAGACGCTGCCGCCACGACGTTGAGCCGCGCCAACTTCACGGCTGAAGGCACGGTTGGTGCAGCGACCACCAGTCGCTTCTACGTTGGCGTCAACCAGCGTGCATCCTACCGGTGGGTAGCAGCGCCTGGAAGCGAGATCGTCTGGGCAGCTACGGCAAACACGGGCTATGTCGTCGTCGGGCAGGGGCCGAGCGGTGGCGGCAGCGGCACGGCGGCGACTGGCGTAACGCTGCTGTTCGAGGAGCAGTAAGAGCCATGCGCAACGCCGGGGGGTACGCTGTTCTTTACAATGAAAACGGCGTGCATAAAGAGGCCGATACATTTACATGTCATCATTGCTGCACAGTGCAGCATGTGGCGCCGAAATGTGATCCGGCCGACCTCGGCGGGCTGTGCAAATCGTGCATGAAGTTGATCTGCCCGCGCTGCGCCAATAAGGGGACGTGCGAGCCATGGGAAGAGCAGATGAGGCGTGCGGAAGCGTCATATCACGCGCGACGGAGCTACGGGTTCTGACGTTCGTCTGCGCATGACGCGATGGCCTTGGTGATGGGATAGAACGTGTCATACCTGATCTATCCATCGCTCCAGCAACCCGTTCCGATAACGGGAAACGAAACATTCAACGTTGCGCGTTGGTATAAAGCCTGGACCGAGCCGAATCTTTGGTCGCGCGTATCATCTGGGTATGCTGTAGCAACTGCGTCGTCTGGGTACTTTTACGTTCCGTATGTATATGTTGCTCCGCCAGACACGTCAGAAACGGCGGCATACTGGCAGCGGTTCTCCGAGCCGGATCGTCAACTGCCTGGCCTGCATGCGTCATTGCAGCAAGCGTTCACGATCGACCCGTATGCGTTTACGCAGCCTGAAGTTGTTACGGAAAGTCGGTGGCACCAGCCTTGGTCTGAGCCCGTCCGGCATTTGCCGCTGCTGTTGCCGAATTCTCAGCCGTTCTTCGCGTATCAGCCTTATCCTCCCGAGTTTCTGGACATTCCATGGTTCATGCCGCTCTCCGAGCCGAAGATGTTCAAACTTGCGCTGCACGTCAGCGATCATCAGTTCTTTGTGACGGGCGCGCACGCAGTAGGTAACCCTTACGCCCGCGGCTATGTGATTTGTTGATTCGGAGACCAAACAATGCAGTCATGGGGTGTCATCAAGTTCAACAGCCGGTCGGCGGCGTTGCTGGGGCCTGTCCAGACGCTGACTCCTGGCGCCGGGATTTACATAGCTCCGGCAGTCGTGTTCAACGGCAGTACGTATTTGACGCGAGGTGCGGACTGGACGGGCGTTGCGGACGGGAAGCAGGGAATCGTTTCATTCTGGGTGAAAAAAACTGGAGGCGATGGCGCAGCCAAGGTCATTTATAACGACCAGTCGTTGAGCGAGATTCAGTTCTCTTCCGGCAACAAAATACGAGTTGATTTTTACAATTCGGCCGTCGGCCAGGTTTTCCGCTACGATACGACAACATCCGTAACAACGGCCAGTGGGTGGGTCCACGTCCTGGCTTCGTGGAATGCAACAACGACTACATTTCAGATGTACTTGAATGACGCGTCTGACCAGACAACCATATCTGCCATTGTCAATGACACCATAGATTATTCGCGGACGAATCACACATTCGGCGCCCGTGACGCATCGGCGTCAAATGTCATAACTGCTGAGATTGCGGATTTTTATTTCAATCAGTCGACATCGCTGGATTTGAGTTCGTCCGCCAATCGTCGACTTTTTATTTCATCGTCTCTGAAGCCCGTATATCTCGGCCCCACGGGGTCGATTCCAACGGGAGCGCAGCCACTCATCTTCCTTACTGGAAATGCCGCGGCGTTCTCCACTAACTCTGGCAGCGGCGGTGGAATGACGGTATCGGCCGGATCGCTGTCTAACGCTGCGACAAGTCCAAGCTCATGAGCCATATCTAAATCGTCGCCGATTAAGCGGTCCAGGGACAACTAAAATGAGGGCATGGTGTGAATTATTCGCAAATCGTATCGGCGCTTTCGTCGCTCACCGGCATCGACTCCGCTGATGCGGATTTTCTGGCGATCCTGCCGAGTGCGTCCGCTTATGCCGACGGCAGGATTTATCGCGAACTCGACATGCTGGTTGCCAACGTGCGCGACGCTTCGGCATCGACGACGGCCAGCAGCCGCGACTTCAATCTGCCAACCAGCGTCGGAACGTTTTTGGTTATAGATGGGATCAACATCATTACCCCAGCCTCGACGGCGCCGGGGTCTGGCACGCGCAATCTGTTGCAGCCGGTTGCGCGGGATTTCCTTGATATGTGCTGGCCGAACACCAGCAACGGCGGCGTGCCCCAGTACTTTGCGTACATCTCGCAGAACACGTATCTGACTGGTGGCGCTGCGCAATCGCAGGTCGTATTCGGCCCATGGCCGGACGATACATATCGTGTCGAAGTCATCGGCAAAATTCAACCGGCCGTTCTGTCTGCGTCGAATGCGAATACATATCTGACGGATCAGATGTCGGACCTTTACATTGCGGCGTGCATGATTTTTTTGGCCGGGTACATGAAAAATTACGGCAGCCAAGCCGATGATCCAAAACAATCGCAGTCATGGGAAATGCAATACACGCAACTTCGCGATAGCGCATCAACATGGGAAGCGCGCAAGCGTTGGTCTGGCGCGTCCTGGACATCGAAACAAGTCGAACCAACCGCCGTCCCGCAACGAGGATAAAAACACGATGCCATGGACGACGAGCAAGGGTTTTTCCGTTCCAGCCACAGGAAGTCTGGCGGGAACATGGGGTGCCGACAGCAGCACGCCGACTGCAAATTCATCGAATGCGCTTAATGAGGGCGTAATCCAGCTTCTTGACCAAGCTCTGGGTCAGACGACGACACTCTCGCTATCAGCGTCGAATGTCACTCTGACACAAGCGCAAACGCAGACAGGCATGCTGCGGTGCGCGGGAACCTTGACGGCAAATGTTGCACTTAGTCCGGATGCAGGCGTTCTCTTCACTGGCGTCTACTGTTGGGAAAACATAACGACGGGTAGCTTTACCGTTACGGTGACAAATAGCGCGGGCAGTGTGGTTCTGCCTCAGTCCCGCCGTGGCTTGATGTGGATCGACACGACGAACGGGCCGCGGATTATTGCAACTGCGGGCACAACAGCAGGCGACCCAATTCCGGTCGGAACCGTTATGCTGTTCTACCAGAATGCAGCACCAACTGGCTGGACGATATCGTCGTCGCTGAACGACTACGCGCTCAAGATTGTCTCGTCTGCTGGCGGCGTAACGGCAGGAAGCGTTAATTACTCAACCCTATTCGCCCGCACGGCAACAGACAGTCACACGTTGACAACCAGCGAAATTCCATCGCACTCGCACACGAGTTCAGCGCAAATTCTGGTCATAGCCGCGGGGGCCGGAAACACGGTCTGGGCGCCAGGAGGTTCGCTTGTAACAAGCTCTACTGGCGGGGGCGGTGGGCACACTCATGATATAGACATGCGAGTCAAAACCGCATCTGTCATCCTAGCAGAGAAAGCGTGAAGCGCATGAAGCCTCGGCACGCCGACGACGGAATGAGCTGTCCGCTTTGGCGCAAAGCATGCGTGAAGGCGTGTCATACGTGCGAATTTTGGGATCACATCCGAGGGAGGAACCCTCAAACCGGAGTCGAGATGGATACATGGGCGTGCACTATGAAAATGCAGACATACCTCTCCATCGAGAACACACTAGCGCAACGCCAGACAACAGCAAGCATCGATCAGTTTCGCGATGAGGTGCAAAAGGCCAACGATACAGGCATGGCCAATGCGCTGGTCAACTTGAATCAGAATATCAGCCGGATTGTACCGGGATCGCACTCGGGCGGCGGCGCAGCCAAGCTGATCGGACACGATTGATATGCCGTGGGGTGCCGTCACATTAAAGCCAGGCATTGATGTCGAGGCGACTCCGACGGCCAATCAGGCTGGGTTCTCGGAATCATCTCTCATTCGGTTCAAGAACGGCTTTATCCAGAAGCTTGGCGGCTGGGTGAAGTATTTCACCGATCTTGTTGGTGGCATTCCACGCGGGCTGCATGCATGGCAGGACCTTAACGAGGATCGGCATCTTGCCGTGGGGTCGACGACTATTCTTGGCGTAATCACGGACGGAAGTCTTGCGCTCGTCACGCCGCAAACGCTGCTTTCGAATATCCAGCCGAACTTCGCTACTACCGCCGCGTCCACATCGGTTACAGCCACGGACGGCAGCATCAGCACGATCACGGCATACGATCACGTGGAGTTTTTGACTCCCATTGCCGTGGGAGGCGTCATCCTGTCTGGCGTCTATGCGGTCGATCTCAACCTGTCCACGACGGCTTATGGCATCACGTCGGCGCTTGCCGCGGCGACGACGCGTGCCAACGCAACAATCACGGGCGCGACGCAGGCTAACCCGTGCGTTGTGACGGCAGTCGCGCATGGGTTTTCCAACGGCGACCTCATCTATATCAACAGCGTTGCCGGAATGACGCAATTGAATGGACGGCTGTTTACGGCCGCTGGCGTCACGGCGAACACGTTCCAACTCAATGGCGTCAACGCGACTGCTTACACCGCCTATAGTTCGGCGGGGGTTGCCAGCCCGTCGGCGGTGCCGTTCTTCACCACAACTTCAG